GAGTGCCGCGGGTTGCCGTATTCCTGGACCTTGGCGTAGGCGATGCCGCCGCCGCCCGCGGCGATCAGCCCGGAGGTTTTGTCCGAGCTGGGCCGGATGGAGGCGGCGAGCCGTCCGGTGCGGCGGGGCGCCCTCGATGCGGCGTCCTGCGCGACCCGTGCCGCCGCGGCCGCGTTGACCGACGACCAGTCCTGCAGTTCCCGGCCGGCCGACTGCAGGGTCCGGGCCAGCACGTCGGCGCCCTGGACGGTGATCTTGCCACCGGTCACGGCGTCGTCGTGCCGTACGTGTACACCGGCACCCCGACCAGGGACCAGGCGATGTCGGAGGTGAGGTTGGAGCCGTAGTCGTCGGTGGTGCCGAAGTCCATCGGGTCGATCACGAGCGTCCCCGTCGCCGACGTGCCGGCCTCCGTCGACGGCGTGAACGTGAACGTCTGTTCACTGCCCGGGGCGGACTGGGACAGGGCGAACAGCCCCGAGTCGGTGCCGATGTCGGTGTCCAGGTTCCCGTCCAACTCGTACGTGTACGTCGTCTTCCCAGGTCGGACGGTGCCGCACAGTTTCGTCGTCGGGTCGGTGACGTCTTTGGACATGACGATGACCAGGTTATTGACCAAGCAGGAGACGTCGATCTCGGAGCCCGTCTCACCGATGGTGAGGGTGCCGGGGCCGAGGGTGGCGACGCCGGCCGGGACGGTGGGAGCGGTCATGGTGCGGTCCTTTCCAACAAGTAGCGGGTGGTGAACGTCAATTCGTAGGCGGGCATCGGGGCGGCGCCGTCGACGCCGCCCAGATCGATGGGTGTGGCGACGGTCAGTGGCGTTGCGGTCAGGGCGTCGGCCACCCCCAGCATCAGCGGCCCCAGATTCTTCAGGGCAATGTCCCGGCCGGTCGCGGGGACGACGGCGGCGACGGTCCACAGCAGGTCGACGTAGCCCTTGCCGAGTTTCGACCAGCCGATCTGCGGGGGCGGCACGTACACGCAGGGCGGGTTGACGTCCCGGACGTCGGCGACGGCCCGGATCCCGGCGGCCCGCAGCCGGTCCAGGACGCCGCCGATCGCCCCGGCCAAATCGAACCCGCGCCCGGCCGTCACCCGACGGCCGGCCAGGCGTAGGCGCCCGTACGCATCCCCTGCTGAAGATCAGGATCCCAGCGGGACACGTAGGCGATGGTGTCGGAGAACGTTTCGATGCCGGCGGCCGAGTTGCGGCGGCGGACCAGCCGGGCGGCCAGCATCACCGCCGTCTGATAGACCTCCGCGTCCGGGTTGTACACCGGGATGGGCGGCGGGTAGATCGCGGGGTCGGGGTAGACGTACTGGTCGGAGCGGGCCCGCTGCATCTTGATCTCCGCCGACCCGATGCACCGCTCGATCAGCAGGTCGTCGTCGGTGTCGTCGCCGTCCAGCCGCAGCTGGTCCTTGACGTCGCCGATCAGCAGCCACCCCGCCATGCCGGGCCTACTTCCGGCTGCGCGGTGCGGAGTCGGCGGCCAGGGCGGTGGCGCCGGCGGTCACGGCCTGCTTGACCAGGCCCCGGCCATCGTTGAGCAGATCCCCGGCGTAGCCGAACACGCCGATATCGATGCCGCCGTTCGGGATGTTGACCGCCTGCACCCGCAGCGGCGACCCGGCCGCCTCGAAGTGGGTGGCGGCCTGCCGGTCACCGGCCAGCACCGTCCCGGCGGGCAGGCCCGGGTCGACGAAGAACTGCAGGTCGGCGACCGACCCGGCCGGATCCTTGATCGACACGGACCCGGCGCTCACGGACAGCCACCACGGCGCCTCCGCCGACGTCAGCGACAGATACTGCGACCACAGATCGGAACTAATCGAAATCCACGACGGCGTCGCGCCATTCGAGCCGAGGAACGACGCGACCGCGGCCAAAGCGTCGACCAGGTTGGAGACGACCGCGGTCGACACGGTGGCGTTGGCGGCGAGGAATGCGCCGGCCTTGGCGTTGGACTTCCGGGCGTAGTCGGCGACGGCCGCGGAGAACATCGCCTCGAGGAACCCGGGCGCGCCCAAATCCACATAGGCGCGGTCAATATCCCAACCGCCGGCCAGCCGGTAGGCGGTGCCCTCCACGGGGACGATCGAGACCGGGCCCGACGGGATCGCCGTCTTGTTCCCGGCGTAGTCGTCAACCTCGGGTAGCGTCTCGAACTTCCAGCCGTAGAACTTGAGCCCGGTCAGCGTCGCCGATTTCATCGCCGAGATGTAGGAGCGTTGCACGGCGACGGGCGTCCACAGTTCGCCAAGCCACTGATCGCGGAAGAACGCCTGCCCGCCATCGTTGGCGGGGACGATATCGGACAGGGCGGCGTTCAGCACGGCGGCGTCGTTGGCGCCGTTCAGCGCGCCGCGGATCCGCTGCACGGCGGCGGCGAAGCTGGGCACCCGCGGCGCGGCGGTCAGGGCGCCGCCGACCGGGTTCAGCGAGGCGTAGAACGGCGTCTCCGGGTCGGCGGGGACCGGCGGATCCACGGGGGTGGGCGGATCCGTCGGCGTCGGGGTGGGTGCTGGTGCGGTCATCGCTGGTACCTCCGGGGTGTCGGCGGCGGCCAGGTCGGCGCCGGTGAAAGCTGGGATGGGAACGAGAGCGACGGCGGTCAGCGTGGCGGCGGTGACATGCCCGGCCTTGATGACGACGTCGTCGAGCTCCACGGACAGGCAGTCGCGGATACCTTCGGCCGCTTCCAACAACGCGATGTCGCCGTCGGGCGTGGCGGCGGCGTGAAACGTCATCCGCAACGCTTCCGCGTTGTCTTCGGCGGCCGTCGTGTACCCGACGGGCGTGGTGCGGCCGTGGTCGCGGAACAGCTTGACCCGCCGCAGATCTGCCGGCACCTGGACGGCGCCGGCGTCGACGGTGACCGTCCCGGCGGACGTCCGCCCGGGGATGCCGTACGGCAGGGCCGTGCCGGACAGGGTGCGGCCGTCCTGCGCCGCGGTGACGGCGGGGACGGGGGCGAGCATCTCCAAACGCATCTCTAAACGCCTCTAATCCTGGGTCGGGAAACCGGTCGGCGACGCCACCGGCGAGGTCAGGTCGGAATCGTTGAACGCGACCCGCTGCCCTTGCGGGACAACGTCATCCATCGACAACCGCGCCGACACCGCCGCCATGTACAGGGACAGGCCGTAGTCGATCCACTGCTGATTCCGGCCCTGCAGGGTCGCATACTCCAGCGATGCGCCCTGCGTGGTCGCGTCCAACATCGCGGCGGGCATCGACACATCCCGGGCCACGTCGAGGGCGGAGGCGTTCCGCCCGTCGATCAGCAGCGCCCCGGAGTCGATCGGGATCGCCGTCGCTTCGATCGCGGCGTTGGTGAACAGGACGCCGTCGTTGTCCCGCAACGCCTTCCGCGCTTCGCCGACGATGGCGGAGCGTTCCGCCTTGTCCAGGGTGATGTCGGTGGTCTGGTTCAACAGCAGCCGGAACGGGCGGCGGGCGACGTCGGCGGCGGTCCGTTCGAGGTCGATGGCGCCGCGGATGGTGCGCTGGGCGAAGTTCAGGATGCCTTCGTGGGGGCCGGGGATGACGATCAGCCTGCTGGCGGGGATGACCTGTCCGTCGATGTCGGTGATCTGGCCGTGGTCGTCGGTGGACCAGGCGGCCCAGGGGATCCGCAGGGCGCGGGTCGGCCTGCCGTCCTGCGGATCCGTCCGGGTGATCAGCCACACGCAGATCCCGTAGAACAGGTGGTCGTCGACGGTCCACAGGTGCCGCCACCAGGTGGACTGCGGCATCACGCCGTACCGGCGGAGGTCGTCGGCGGTGAGGTCGCCCAGCTGCCCGTCGGAGCCTTGGCACCAGTACGGTTGCGGATCCACCAGGGCGGCGCCCCGCAGCGCCTCCAGCGGCATTTTGGCGATGGTCCCGGCGGTGAGATGGCGGGCGCGGGCGATCGCGGGGACGGACATCGCCGCCGCCCTCGAGACGGGCATGTCCTCGAGCGGGACGCCGAGGATGTCGGACCAGACGACGCCCTCGAGCTGGGATGTGGTCCACGCCTCGATCTGGGGTTGAGGCTTTGGCAGGCCGGGGGCGGTGTTGACCAGGGTCGCGGCCTTGAACGGGTTGAGCATCAGGACGCCGCGGCGTTCAGCCGGTGCCGGCGCTGCCGGGCGGCGTCCACCGCGGCCCGGTAGTGGACCTGCCGGCGGTGCCGCTCAGACTGCCGTTCCGCGTCGTCCCGCGTCCCCGTCGGATCGCCCCGCCAGCCGCACAGGCAGCGGCCCTGCCAGGGTGCAGAGCCCTCTATCTGAATCAACCGTGCCGGCACATACTCGATTCTGAGCAGGAACCGTGACAGACCGTCGATCCAAGGGTCAACAGCTGTTGACGCCAGTAATCAGGGCCTGGTGATCAGCTTCGCCCTTGCCCACTTGGCGATCAGTAACCGCAGATCCTTCGGCACCCGGCCATACGGCGCTTCGAGCTGGTCCAGGCCGAACAGGCGGATGCCGCGGAGGACTTCCCGCTCCAGGATGTCCGCCCGAACCTCATCGGGATCGGTGACCATCTGCTCCTTCGTCATCCCATGCGTGCCCTTGATCGGGCGCAAAGCCCGATACCCGCCGTCCTCCAACGCAATCGAGGCTGACGCAATCATTTGGGTGAGGAGGCGTTTGACCACCGCGGCCTGCGCTTTGACCTCATCAACAGATGCCGGCGTTTCTAAACTATCTCTACGTACGGGCTCACGTAGAGATAGTTTCCGCTGATGCTGGCGATTCCTGTTCAGCAGGGCGGAGTACCAGCGGCGGGCGTAGCCGGTATCGACCCATAGCTGGTCGATCGCGATCTTTATCAGTTCGTCCTTGGTGGCGCCTGGGTGGTCGGTGATCCAGGCGTGGATCTTCTGGGTGGCGACCAGGGGGCCGGAGGCGTTCTGTCCGACCCCCCGCAGCGTCGACTCAGGCACGGTAAAGGTCGAGAACCCGGGTGGCGAGATCTTTCACGATCTCCCACTGGTCGATCGAGGTGTGCTTGCGGTCCTCCGACGTTTCAAGCAGCACCATCGGGTTATGGGCGGCGTTGACCAGCTGCGGCAACGAGCGGCGCACGGCCTGCAGTTCCTGCGGGGCGGCGGCGCGGTGCGGCGGCGGCCCGGCCGGCACCATTTCGGCGCGGTGCTTCGCGACGACCTCCAGCGCGTCGGCCTCACTGGGGGCCTGCTGAACAGCCTTGACCAGTTCAGTGACCATGCTGGTCTTCGGCCGCACGTCGGCGACCAGGTCCAGCACGGCCGCGAACGGGGTGGACTGCTTGATATCGGCCAGTTTCCGCTGGTCAATACGAGAGATCCCAGCGGCCTTGTTTTCGGTGCGGGTCAGCTTCGTCCGCTCCGAGAATTCTTTCTCCTTGCGCCAGTGCCCGATCGCGGTGCGGCTGTAGCCGATCTCCCGGGCCACGGATTCCTCGGTGTGCCCGAAGGACAGCAGGCTCAGCGCGTGCCGGTGCGCCTCCTCGGTGGTCAGCGGCCGGCCGTTCTGCTGGTTCAACGCCGCCGCGAAGGACCGACCCAGTTCCCCGTTCGGGAACTCGGCGTGGAACGCGGGGATGGTGCGGCGCCGCAGTTTCCGTGCCGCGGCGAGACGAGTGTTGCCGTCCAGCAACAGATCTCGGTTCAGCAGCAGGATCGGCGGGAATACTGCGCCGGCGTCCATCTGCGCCGTGTACCGCTCGACCTGCGCGGCGTCGGCGATGTGCTCGATGCTGCGGGTCTGCGCGGCCTCAACCACTCGGATATCGGCGACGACCATCGCCGAGTCGTACTCGTACGGGATGTTCCAGTCGAGCAGCTTCGCTTCGATCTGGACTGCCAGCCGCCGGGCGTCGTCGTCCAGGGTGGGACGATCTAGGGTTTCGGTCATGGTGCTGGGCCTCCTTGGGGCCTGGTTCCTAGGCCCCAGTACGCGCTAAGGTCGCGTATCTGGGGCCGCCCCGGGGGATGGGGTGAATTTAAACTAACGGACGTTTTCCATTAATGCTAGGGGTATTAGCACTTATATTTATTCGGCGTACACGGCGGGACTGATGGGCGCGGCCGGTCGGTGCCGGTCGGCCCAGGACGCCAGGGTGGCGGCGACCAGTTCGCAGATCGGGGCGGCGGCGGTGCGCCGGGCCCAGGCCCAGCCCTCACCCAACGGCCGGACGGCTGCCGCTTCGACGGCGGCGTCCAGGGCGGGATGGATCCGGTACAGGACGCGGCGGTGGGTGACGTCGTCGAGGAACCGGGCGCACGCGGCGGCGTAGACGGCGCTGGTGAGGGGGAACAGGTCCACCCCGGCGGCGTCGAGGTCGTCGGCGAGCGTCGAGCTGGGGCCGGTCCGGTCCACGACGACGGCGGCGGGGCGGTGCGCGGCGATCAATTCGCGCATCCGCCCGGCCACCCAATCAGTACCAGGCCGGGACTCCACCACTTCCAGGACGCCGCCGTTGCACGCCAGGATCGCGCCGCGGGTCTGGTCCAGCGCGATGTCGGCGGCGAGGACGACGCGGCCCGGGGGGAGCTTGTGCGGGGTGGCGGCGGCCAGCCATACGGCGGGGTCGACGGCCCGTTCCAGGGTTTTCGTCCAGCGGTTGCCGTAGGCCCGGGCGAACTCGCCGGGCATGTCGACCAGCACCCCGGCCTCCCGGTCCAGGAACGCCCGGTCGATGGTCCAGCCGACGGCCGGGTGGACGGCGGCGACCCGCTCCAGGTCGAACGGGTCCACGTCGTCGCCGATGGACCACTCCAGGTAGGCCATGGACGGGTCACCGTCCCGGCCGCGGTCGACCAAAGGTTTGAGGAACGTCGACGTGGCGAGGGCGCCGGCGGTGGAGACGACGACGACCTGGGCGCCGGGCCGGGTGGCCTGCGTCGGGCCGATGGCTTGCATGAGTTCGTCGCCGCGGCCGGGGGAGGCGAGGGTCCAGGCTTCGTCGAGGATGACCAGGTCCGACTGTTGGCCGTGCAGGGCGTCCCTGGTCGGTGCGAACGGCCGGAACACGGACCCGTTGGGGAACGTGCAGGACTCGCCGCCGCCCGCGAGCTTCACCCGCAGCCTGCCCTCGAGGGGGGAGCCGGGGCGGCGCAGTTCGTCGACCAGTTCCCGCCATTTCTCCCGGGCGTACTGGCCGTTCTGCGCGGTGTACCAGACCCGGGCGCCCGGCGACATGAGGCAGCGTTCCACCGCTTCGCCGAGCAGCCACGTCGTTTTTCCGGCCTGCCGCGGCACGGTCACGACGGTGAACGGGTGCGCCCGGCGGCCGCCGGGCAGGCGTTCGTTGAGCAGGTCGGAGGCTTGCCGTTGCCACGGCATGAACGGCCGGCCGAACGCCCGGGACAGCCGGGCCACTAGATCCCCCGACGTCGTGAGGTCAGGCCGGCGGGCCGTCCCGAACCGGGGCGGCGGCGCCGTCAGGGTCGCGGTCACCGGTCAGCGACGCCATGAACGCATCGAACTGGTCGCCGGTGTCCCGGGCCGGGCCGTACTCGCGGCGCAGCTGGGCTTCGGCGGCCAGGCAGTTCGAGATGTGCCACTGTTCACCCTTTCCGATGGCCAGGTCCACGGCGCCGGCCTGTTCCCGCAGCGCGGAGGACGCGGCCGGATCCAATGAGTGTCCCTCCGAGCGCCACTGCCGGATCGTCTGCTCCATCGCCCGCTCGTGGCGGCCGCGTTTACGGGCCGGGACGGGGAACAGCCCATCGTCTACCATCGAACGCCTGTTCTAGTCGCGCTTGTCGCCGGAATGATCTTGATCGGGCCTGTTTTCGCAGGTCAGGGCACCCTGTGTGTGAATAGGGAGACAGGTTTCTCCCCT